AGAAAGTAAGTAAGAAAGATATACGTGGAGATTTCTCAATCATGATAGTAGACCCTATTATGAAGGACATAATCTATCAAGAGAAGAAAGCAGCATATATGTGACAATACAATATGTTAGTATCAGACCCTAAAACTCCACCATTCTTATTAAATAATATCCGTAGAGCTATCGCATACTACGATGGACTAGATGAAAGTGAGATAGATTCAGTAACTGAGATGAGTCCAGAAGATTATCAATGCAAGATGGACGTACTGTTACTAAATCAGAACATAAGTATCTACATTCCACAGAATGCCAATGTCCAAATGAGATTATGGTACTATAACAGAGCTGAAGATACAGATGCTAAGTTCAGAGCTATACAAGCCTTACAGTACATGGTACAGCAATGACTAGGAACAACAGAGATGAACATGGCTAGTCAGCCAAAAGTAACAGACTTTAAGTCTGCTTGAGAGAATAACGACCCATTAACTAACATAAACTATGACACAGTAAACAACGTAGACAGTGGTACATGAATGAGTGAGGGAAGCAGAGCTAACCGAAGTCAGAATAAATCACTGAATGTAAGTTGAATGCAGTCAATAGATGCAAGTAATGGTATCGGTTAGATTTATCTATTAATATTAAGCAATGACATTTAAGAAATGACAAAAGCCACCAAAGAAATGAGAAAAGCTACAAGAGGTGGAAGTAAAAGCACCAGTAATTGAAGAAGAAACACCAGTTAGTACCGTTATTGAAAATGAGATAAGCGAGGTAGAAGAACCAAAGGTAGAAAAGAGTTCAGACAATATAATCTGAAACGTCTGAAACACGGTTGTGGCTAAGCCAAAAGGTAGAATTGCATTTGAGGCACAAGTTGCACCAGTACCTTTGTTTAGGTTACCTGCAGATATTAGACAATATCTAATAAATAACGGATTTAGTTCAGATGTATACAAGAAAGACAAGGAACGGTTAGAGAAGCACAATGCAGATATGAAGATGATAAACAGACTTAAAGACTTTTTAACTCATTTATAATCATGTGGCAGATACTTAGGGACATAAATGACTTGATAAAAGAAGAGCCATATAGGGAGAAAATAAAGGTGGAAGATATATCAAGGCAAAAAGCCAAGAGATACAAGCAGGAAGTGTATAGGAAGATGATATACAACTATCTGAGGAAGTATCACAAGGGTATAGATATGCTCTCTAGGGAAGATATAGCGATTATGACTGAGTGATTTGACACCATAGATAAGACATTGTTCCTAGACCAAGTGAAATACTGTCTAGAGACAAACTATGGTAAACCTATCAAGTGGATAGTTCAGAATAATAAATCCATTTTATTTAATAAGCAAACTAACTAATGGCTTTGGAAGAAGAATTAATGAATGCAGAGCAAGAATCTGCTAAAGAAGAGGAGAAGGAGACAAAAAATCCTGATGACCTCACAGATGAACAGATAGAACAAGTGAAAGAACTTGTTGCTATGCCATGATGGCAAATACTTCTAGACTGTATGGAGAAAAGAGTACAGAAACAGAAGGATGATGTAATTGTACTAGCTAAGGACAACTTCCTTAATCCTAAACCAGATGGATACACTTACTATGAGATATTAGGTGCATTCATGCAAGGTATGGGGGAAATGGAAAGACTTGTTAAGGTACTTACAGCAGACCCTGAAGAAGTAAGAAAAGCACAGGAAGCTCTACAGAAAGCTGAAGAAGAGCTACTAAAGAATAGAGGATAAACTCTCAAATATTCTCCACCGAAGTTGCAAGTGGTTAAACTAATCAATCGTAGTCAAGTTGAAGACTTAAAATCAATTCGGAGTTGTAGAATGCTCTGACTTTACATTCTATTTATTATCAGATGACTGATATGGAAAACCTTGATAACACTGAAGGTGAGAAAAAATCATGATATGCTGCTTTGAGAGAAAAGCATAATCAAGAGATGGCTGACCTACAGGCTAAATTAGATGCTGAAATTGCAGGAAGAGCTGCAGATAAGAAACTTTACTTCGAAAACACTATGAAAAGCAGAGGATACGAATGAGACTTCGGTGCATTCGCAGACAAATACGCAGGATTAGATATTAACGATATGGTTTCATTATATGAGTGACAGAATGGGAAAGTAAATACTCAACCAGCTGTACAAGCTCAACCAGAAGTATCTAATGAATGACCTAAAAGTGTTATCGCATGAGCCAATCCAACAACTGAGGTTGGATGACCTAAACTTAACGAAATGAGTTCAGAAGACTTAATTAAGTGGGCGAAAACACAACCTTGGATGCATAACTAATAGTTGGAGAGGCTAAATATTTATTTTAGCTTTAACATTTATTTATTATGGCAACAACAAACTGAGCAGATAGATGGCAAGTTGCTATCTCAAATGCAAGCACACAAGCTGCACAAAATGTTATGATTACTTCAAATATCAACGATGCAAGTAATGTAAACGAATTCTTAACTTATTTACTTCAAAAATCTTTCCTTGAGAACGGAGAACCATCTACTGTTTTCATGAGATTCGGAACTAAAGCATCTCATCAGGGATACAAATCTATTACTTGGCCTAGACTCTGAGTAATGAAGACTTCTTTGGCTGATGCTGCTTTGGTAGAAGGAGTTACTCCAGATGGACACACTAATGTAGTTAAAACTGTAACTGCAGTACCTGTTCAATTAGGAGACTACTCTATCATCTCAGATGTATTGGATGTTGAAACATTACTTCCAATTATCGCTGCACAAGGAAGAGAACTAGCTAACAATGCAGGAAGACTTATCGATGAATTCATCCAAGATGTATTAGCTAATAGTTCTATTGGTGCTATGTATGCTGGTACAGCTACTTCAAGAGCTACTTTGGCTGCAAGTGATGTAATGGACTTAGACTTAGTTCTTAAAGCTACTACATTCTTAGCTGCACAAGGACAGACTGGAGAAAGATTCAAGATTATTATGCACCCTAATGTATTCTTAGATTATGCTAAATCATCTTCTACTAATACTTGGTTGAATAAACTAATCTACGAAGACTTCAAAGGAATCAAAGATGGATTCGTAACTGCTGGAGTTAACTACGACATCTACATTTCATCTAACGTTAAACCATTTACTGTAACTGATGCAGGTGGAGACTTCCAAGTTTACCCTTCATACGCTTTCAGAGATGGTGCATACGGAGTTGGAACTTTGCAGAATCTTCAGACTTTCTACAAACCATTTGGTGCTGCTGGAACTGAAGACCCATTAAATCAAAGAGCAACAGTAGGATGGAAATGTATGTACTGAGCAGCTGTTCTAAACGACTTGTTCATCGTAAGAATGGAATCAAGAGCAGGAACAGATTATGCTTGGCAAGAAGCATTAAGCTAGTTAGTTTGCTTATATATCATGGGCTGGGCAACCAGCCTATGAGAATAATCAGACTGATATTTATCTCTTAAAAAGCAGTAGATGGCAACTATCCAAAATATGTATAGTAATTGGTGTTTAGAAGAATTAAGGTGAGATACACAGGTTAATCAGCAAGTATGGTTAGCTTGGTTCAAAAAAGGGTTATTAATCTTTCAGAAAATGATACTAGAGTATGTATCTGGGCAACAGAATACATCATCAGTAATCCAAAATATAGTTAAAGACCAAGCTACATATTCATTACCATTAGGAGAGAGTTGAAAACCAGATTTCTATAGTATTATTCAACTAAGAGTAGCCTATGCTACAGATAAGAACTGAAACCCTATCTATAGAGTATGTAAACCAATAAATCTGAGTGACTATAACATTAGACCTACTAACAATACTTACGATGAGAATGATAAGTTAGTAGCACAATGAGGAAGACAAAAAGGTAGTCCATTCGTATGGGGTAGAATATCTAGGAGATTCCCTAGATATACTTTTGTAGATAAAGACACAATCAAGATATATCCTACACCTACAGAGGATATAGAGAACGGTATATTCCTAAACTATAACTACATAGAGGATGTAGATTCTATTTCTATGAATACTAACATAGATAATCTGAATTTACCACGGTACTTCTTTGATGCAATAGAGGACTACATTACATTCAGACTTTATCAAGCTGAGAACCCAGAACAAGCACAATGGTACTATCAACAATTCGATAACACATTACATGATAACATATACTGACTTAATAAGGATAAGAGACCAGTGGAAGAATGATTCGCTAATACAACATATTTTAGTCACTATTAATAAACTAGATGGCAGTAGGAGAAAAAAGAAGCACATGAGTAATTAGTCAAGTAAGTTGGACTGACTGAACAGCACAAGATGTTTACTACTGACAGGAACATAGTTTTCAATACAGTGCTAATATAAACTGTGATGATGAAATGCACTGAATAAAGCTGAGTAATAAAGCTATACATACAAGCAATTATGCTAATTGCCAATTAGTTTCAGACTGAGAACATTGAGTATTTGCTCTACCTTTAGGATGAGGTGATGTAAACCTTATGAAATGTAACTGAAGCTCATTTTCTAATCTAGCAGTAGCAGGCAATGCGATAGCAAGTCAAAAGAGAGTTGTACCTTGAGTTATATTCCAAGATAGATTTTGGTGGGGATGATGAACATCAGCAAGTGCAGCAATGTTTAGCTGTAGTGTAACTGGTGGAGATACTAGATGATATGTGCCACACGACCACATGGATGCTACAGATGAATCAATATCTAACAAAGATGATTTGAGCTGAATATTTATGTGATGAGCTATTACAGCTATCCTAAACTATAATAATACTAGATTAGTAGTAGCTACAAGTGGAGACACAAGCGACTGTGCTATCTGGGTATATTATCCAGAACTAGATACATGATATACAGAAAGCTGAATATATGGTAAGACATGATGGAAAAGGGTACTTAACTATGAAGCATGAGTTACTGTT